AAAGCCCTACGCCCCATACGAAGTGCCATAACTGGTACAGTACCAATACCGGCAAACGGATCAAGTACGATATCATTTGGATTACTCCACAATTCTATGCAACGAGCCACCGTATCTAGCTGTAACGGGCAAATATGACGTTCATCCTTATTGTCACGAGCTGCTTTATAATTCAGCGTATGTGTTTGACGGATGTCAGCCCATACAGGATTAGCGTATCGTCGCCATACTTGATGGCTATACATAGGCTCCGTATTATATTTTTGTTTTTTATCAAACAACTCTGGATCCGGCGCCGGTCGTTCAACTCCTTTGATTCCCTCAGGCTCCTCTTGACCGAAGAACTGAGTAAATCCATCTGGATGCGCGATGGGCTCCGGATTGTCACCAGGCTTACGCAATGTCACGATGTAATCAGGTGCCCCCATTCTACACATGGCAGAATCTTTTACAATCTGCTTGTGTAAAAGCCCTAGCGCTTTTGTCCGAGTAGCCTCAACAAGAGGGTCTTTCCAAATCGTGACTCGGGAATGCATCACGAATCCAGCATCCTGAAAGGCTCGAATAATATCACCGGGAAAATCTTTCATTCCGATAACACCGTCCCTGGATTTCGTAAGCGGTAAATCCATACAATGGACTGATACTAATCGCCCAGGCATTATTACGCGGTATAGTTCTGCGATCAAGTACTTGAAGTGCTGCCAAAACTCACTATCAGTAGATGAGTTTCCCATATCCCTATCGGAATTTGAGTAAACATACAAGCTACTAAATGGAGGGCTAAATATAGAGTAATGAACGCTATCATCAGGCAGCCCTTTCAGCACTTCTACTGAGTCGCCGTTATAAATTGCAAATCGGGACTCAATTAACTGATTTAGCACGTTCACGTTGTAGGTCCTCCTTTGCTTTCTTATTTAGCGCTTGCAGCATTGCAAATCCAGACAGGGCTGCTATAGCTTTATCCATGCCTGCATCAACAGCTAATCTAGTCAATTTGGCTGCTTTTAATTCATTGATGTGGATGACTCTTATGTTATGATCCCTAGCATAAGCTAGTTCCAAATTGCACCCGGTTGAATTCTCCCAGCCGTTGCACATTATGATTGCATCGCAACCACTTAGAAGGTCAATACACCAGCCTATGCCAGTATCATAATCAACCTTGTTATATAAATGCCCAAACATATGTATAGGTGATAGGAATATGTTATGCGTATCACTGCCAAAAGGTTCCTTTATCGGAAATACACCCATATCGTCCTGCAGCCACTTTAATACAGAGTCAGCGCTCTTTTTATTTTTAGCCAATCCTCCGAATGGATGGCTTACGTAAATCTTAGTCATATAACAGCCCTCATTTCTGCCCAGTTAGGTAACACCATCGGCACACACGGATTATATTCCGTTGATTCCCGTCTAGTTTTAGATAATTCAGTACGAACAGCGTCACGGGTTAGCGCAATCATAGCGTCCCTCATTTTTATAGCATCCGCTTCCTTACGTTCGATGTTCGCCTTAACCGCGCCCTCCTTTTCGGAAATTACGATATAGGCGTTCACCTCATGCTTCTGACCAAATCGCCAGCATCGGCGAAGCGCTTGATAATACTGTTCATAACTATCGGATAGCCCAACAAAAATCATATTGTGGCAGTTTTGCCAGTTCATTCCGAATCCGGCGATACTTGGTTTCGTCACCAAACATTTTAGGAATCCGGAACCAAAACCTAACATCATGCCCTGCTTTCGAGTCGCCTTATCACTACCCTTGACATCCTCTGCGAGATCAATCATTTCTTTCAGAGTAGTCGATTCATCATTAAGGTCGCACCATACTAGCCATTGCTCATTAGATGCATTGACTAAATCAGCTGCTGCTCTACATCTTGATTCAAGAGATGCTTTGCGGGCTCTGCGGCGTTCCAATAATGATAAAGTAGGGATATCTTCGCCAGTTTTATCAACTACGATTTCATGTACATGTAAATCAGGCAATTTATAGCCATCATCTTCATACCCCAGGGATGCCGGGTTATCTAGCACGACTGCCCATGACGCCATCCATTCCCAAAAGGTATTTTCTGCATGCCCTTTTAATCGCCATTTAGCGGTATCACTACCATCGTGCGTGAAATACATAGATAACATCTCATTACGGCTCATAATGCCGAGGAACTCTGCATGATTGCCAAGCTCCATATAGTCATTCGGTGCAGGCGTTGCCGTACATGCCAACCGATATGGTGTATTACTGAATCGATTTATTAAATCCGTACGTACTTTACCAGTAAATGACTTTAGGATACTTGATTCATCAAGCACGACACCTATCAGATTGTCGGTATTGAATCGTCCCAATTTCTCATAATTCGTAATATTAACGCCCGGCACAATGTCATCATCAGATTCACATATAGTCACAGGAATATCGAAACGGTCACCCTCGGACTGTGTTTGAGCAGCCACAGCTAGTGGTGCTAATATGAGTACTGATCCACCTGTATGTAGATAAATCTCATACGCCCAGGACAGCTGCATTAAAGTTTTACCCAATCCGCAATCTGCGAATATAGCAGCTTTACCTTTTGCCAAGGCCCATTTAACGATATCTCGTTGGAAGTCAAATAAATGTTTGTTGAGCATACCTGTATCAATATCAAATCCGTGAGATTCCGACATTTTAGATTTAGCGGATATGAACTCTTCATATTGTTGCAAATACGTCCTCCTTTAGATATAATCAACGTAGAATATTATTTTTCTAATTTGAGCTTGTTGATGTTGCCGCATCATCAGGCTCATTTTTTATGCCCAAATCCTCGCATTCATCAGGAATGCAATAATCTTTCTTTGGGCATTTGTTACAGTCTCGCAATTTAATCACCACCTTTCAAAGCGCTTAAATCAAGCACCATCTCAGGCTTTCTAGCTTCCCATGTATAATAATCTAAGCCTGCTTCTTTTAACGCATCCGCAGCAGCTCTACCTGTTTGTGATTCATCAATAATTTTGTAAGCATCTTGTCTAGCTTTACGTACTTTTGTTAGTTGTTCCACGAACGGCTTTAAGAGCTTATAAATGGCAGCCCCTGCTTTTGGTGGTTCATGATAGAAACTTTTACCCCGACTAATCATGCGATCGATTAAAAAATCCGAAGTCGGAATATTAGCCAAAACGCTACCACCAAATCCCGCTTGCCTAATTTCCATAGCTGCTTTCCGTGCTTCGGATAGAGCATCTTCTAAACGTTTAAAGGCATCTAGTGATTTAATTTCTTTAGTTAATAGAGCTTCACATTCATTTTCAATTGCATCGGTTTTGTCAGAACTAACACGGGATACGAAGTCCCTCACTTTTTGTTTACTGATATAAGATTTTGTCATTTTCTGTCTCCTTTTAGTTGTAATATGGATTACGGCAGTATTCGCCGCATTTTCTTACTTTCGGGGTGTATGTAACATCTTCCTGCTCTTCGGCATCCATTTCGGCTTTATCTTTGTAAAAGCCGTATAGGGATATAACCAGTCCGATTAACGATTGCAATATAAACTGTTCCCAACCGATTTGGTCTACTTCTAAAGCCCCCATAGAGCCTGCAATGAGGAACGTCCCCAATAACATATAGCCCATAATTTGATCTCCTTTATAACATCATCATTGATAAAATAGATGCTACTGCAGCAGTAGCAAAACTCAAGTGCATTCCCACGTCAATCCAGTTCATGATTTACATCTCCTTTAAGCCTTTAAAATACCCAGGAACGTGCCTAAATCCAGAATGATACACAGTCGACACCTGACAGTTTGATATGTCGGTACTTTTAACGTATCTAATGGCTTTTCGGATGGCGTTGTCAATTAATCGCGTTTTTAAGTTAGAAAATCCCCAATTTGAGGTGCCCAACTCTTCAAGCTCCATCAGCGCCCATCGTTTTGTATTACATTTTCTGTCGAGGCTATGCTGGAATCCACCTATGATTCCTTTGATTACCGATATTGTGTAACGGTAAGATGTATTACTCCAGTTCATAACGTATCCCTCCCTAATGAATTCCTGCGGATTTAAACTCCGCATCAACTACTTTCGTATCCCATCCAAGCGAATGGACAAGGAACGTCCTAAACCCTTCTTTATCGATGACAAAGGCTCTTGACTTCTTACCTGGCGACTGCCAGGCATAGGCAAATGGAAATCGATCTCTTGCGATGCCCTCTCGGATAGCCGTTAGGCTAACACCAAGGACAGTCGACATTTGAGCGACCGAAATCACTTTTCTAATCATGTGCACTGCCCCTCCTTTTCATATAGCCTTCAAAATCATTCTGATTTCTTGGCCTACTTGTAGACGATCTTTAAAAGTATCTTGATTACGGAAATCATCCATATAAACTTCTAACATCTCTCGGTATATAGCTGCTTTGAAGCTTTCTGGCTTTTCCACATCTTCTCGATACGGCTTTAAAATCGTAACCGGCTTACCGAATTCATAGTCGATAAATCCTCTTGCCTTTAGTCGGGCTTTCATAGTTCTAATCTTACCGTTCGGCCATCCGAGTAAATTTTCCATTTCCTCGTTGGTCTGTAACCCGCTATCACGGTAAGCGTTATACAAAATCTCCATATCTGTCATTTGCTGCCCTCGTTTCTTTTAATTTCGTTACCTATTAGGTATTTCCATATGCAGATTCTGATGCGATTAAATCAGCCAACGGAATCTGATAAACTTTTGAGAACGCCTTTAAAGTTGCCACGCTAAGGCTTTTCTGTCTTTTGCCAGTCTCTAAATTTGATAAATAATTTTGAGACATAAAAAGCTTACTTGCCGCCTCAACCTGGGTAAGCCCTTTTTTATTTCTGGCATCAATCAAGTACTGTCTCATCCAATCACCTCCCTTTACATCTAAAATATCTCAATTTGTGATATTAGTATATCTCAATTTGAGATTATCGTCAACAATATATTTGAAAAATATCGCTATATGTGATATTGTGTAAGCAGGGAGACTTTTAAGGAGGAAGACTTATGAAATTAAGACAATTACGCCACATGTTAGGGCTTAGTCAACTACAGTTCGCCGAAGACTTAGGAGTTGCTCAAAATACATTAAGTAATTATGAATCTGAAAAGAGACAAATTCCTTTGGATTTGCTAAAGCGCATCGCGGAACGTTATGATGTTACTGTTGATTACCTAACAGATTCGGACTTGATAGCCGATGACCGCATCCCGGGGGCGCTAATCAATGAAAGAGTGAACTCAGGTTTATCCCTTTCGGACCTGTCAAAAATAACAAAAATCCCCAAGAAAGACCTTGAGGATTATGAGGCAGAGATAGAGCCCATTAATTTGTTTTTACTCAAAAAATTATGCGATGTATATGGTAAAAGTTTGTCCCAGTTTTATAAGGATAACGACATGTATGATGAATATATCCCGAGCGTGTTTAACGGCGATTCAGACAAATTTGAACAGTTCGAATCAGCCAGCCGTTTTGACGCAGAATCTGATGCGTTTATAGATATGGTTCACCTCAACAATTACAAATACGTACCTGCATCTGTATCAGCGGGCGCGTTAACCACGATAGACGCCATTAACTTCATGCCTACTATATCTGTCCCTGATTTCATGATGGGTCGTTACGCAGGCAATAAGAATATTATACTTATGCCGGTTAACGGTGAAAGCATGAACAACGTTATCCAAAACGGCGCTATTATCGCCGTATTAAGAAATATAGAACTGCCAGATATCCATGACGGAGATATTGTAGTTATTAAGAATGGAGGGGATTATACAGTTAAAAGATTCTACAATGATAAACAACATAAAGAATTTGTATTTAAACCTGATAGCTCGGATATGGCATTTCGGGACATCATATTTAGTTACGAGAATACAGATGACTTATACCTGATTGGTAAGGTTGTTATGTACAATGTGACTTTGTAAGAGATTAATATGGGAGATTAATAAGGGAGATAAACAATGAAATTCTATAAAATTTTATCTATCGCGGCATTATTTGCAACAGTTGCTAGTTCTTCATTTGCACAATTTATTGATGTAACCCCAGAAACGTATGATAAAATCTGGAGCACCGGGCAAAATTATAAAACTGATCGTAAACTTGAAAGCCCAATTAATTATGGAGTTGAACTTCGGAGTGGAGCTGGTGGCGCCGCGGTATTAATTACCCCAGCTACAATCACTAAATATGTATCATATTCCAAAGACGATCGTCTGATTTTTCCAGACGAATCTTTTAAGAAAGCCATACTAAACAGTAATGATTATGTATACATAGCTACATATGCACTTCATCTTAAAAATCCATTAGCGGGCACGGTAATGCCTCAACTACCATCACAACGATTACTTATAGAAAAGGATAATCAGTATATAATCCCAGTAGCGATGGATACCAAAATCTATGATATGATGCCGCATAGCTATGCCCTTGTCTACTATGCAATACCTAAGCAAATAATTATGAACCCACCGTATACTATTAAATTTATTAATGGAAATGGCGATAAAATTGAAATACCTATTACCACTGATAAATTAGCAGAACTTATGGATAAAGAAAATAAATTAGTCTATAAGACAAATGATTAATAAACGTAAAGCCCCTATCCGATACTACTCAGATAGGGGTATTTTAGGAGGTATGAAATTATGGCCATGAAACGCGCCAATGGTACTGGCACCGTGTATAAGATGAAACATAAGACTCTACGTAAGCCATATCGAGCCGTGGTGACCCTTGGATACAACTCTGAGGGTAAACCCTTACGAAAATCCATAGGCACCTTTGCGACGCAAAAAGAAGCGTATAATGCCCTTGCCCTATTCTCCACTAATCCACAAATTCAGGAGGAACGCAAAATTACTTTTGGGCAGTGCTTTGATTGGCGTATGGAAGAAGCTGAACGCCAAGGGCTATCTAAAGGGCGAATTAAAAGCATGCACGTTGTGCGAAAATTAGTAGAGCATCTATTCAATATTGAAATGAAAAATCTTAGAGCGGCTCATCTGCAGTCTATATTCGATAATTCGACGCACACAAAGTCTTATCAAAAATTAATTAAAGCGATCATAGTTTCTGTAGGTACTCTCGCAGTTAAGCAGGAAGTTATTCCCCGCAACTACCTTTCCGATATTATTATTAATAAAAACGCTACGCCGATTAAGAAAGCTAACATATTTACAAATTTAGCGCTCTATGAGCTTTGGCAACACTCTAATGATATAATATCCAAGCTAACACTCATATACGCCTACACGGGGCTCAGATTGAACGAATTACAAACAATCCGAGTTGATGATGTCCACATTAAAGAACGATATATGATTGGCGGTTCTAAAACGGAGGCTGGCCGTAATCGAGCTATCCCTATTGCAGAATGTATCTCCCCTTTCATCAAGGAACTCTACCAGCAAGCAAAATTTAAACGCTCCGAGTGCCTACTAGATGGCGTGATACATAAGGACATTTATCGTAAAGAACTACAAAAAAGATGTAAAGAATGGAACCTAGGCGAGCACAAGCCACATGACACAAGGCATACCTTTATCTCGATATGCAGCAACATAGGTATTGATGAAATTATAATCAAACGGATCGTCGGCCACGCTAACAAGGATAATATCACTGCAGATGTCTATACGCATAAAACACTACAACAATATATTGATGCGGTGAATAAGTTACCTTACGGAGATGACCTATTAAAAGGTGAGCAACGGTTGAGCAACCGAGAAGAAATTAGGTGATTTTTACCGTTTTGCAAAAATAAAAAGACCAGTAAACATAAGCGTTTACTGGTCTTTTAGATTTGTTGTACTATTCAGCGGAAATTATTTAAAAGTGCCATCTATCCACGTCATTACTGGATTTTATGTATTTTAGGTTGAGCAACGGTTAAGCAACCGTTTCGGATTTAAACGACTTAATTCAATCCGAATAGCTCAGTTTTAACAGATTCTTTATATTTCTCAGATGGATTCCAAATTTCCATAAATTTATCGAATTCAAGTTCACTCCTAAATGTTGCTACCTGGTCATCCCAACCACTTATATGGCCCTCTGGAGGTAATACAGGAATGTTATTCCAGTCTAACGCACGTCTTAATCGCTTATATCCATCCTCTTGTAAATCTGATATATCTACAACGTCCGAGATATTATTATGCTCACAAATATATTTATATAAATCTTTTACTGTCATTCTGATTTTCATAGTTCCATACACCCTTTCCATGCCTTGCTTTGTAACTAACCAGGTTCCTTTTGCCTTTCTGCACTCCTCTGATGTGAATCGTGGTGGCGTGTTCCGTTGACCAGAGCACGCCTGCTTTACTGTAACAGGACTGATTTTCCAGCGCTCCGCTGCTTCAGCGGCAGTCATTACATCCTCGAACTTCATAAGTATCTCCTTATTTACCCCAACCTAATGCGATTTCAGTATCATTTTGCATTCCGGCTACCGCTTTTAAACTATCAAATGTATCGGCTTGTTCAAAGCACATATCATCAAAATCATTTTTGAAAGTATATTCCTTCCAGTATTTGCGGTTCAATTTAACTGCGTATGCGTATAAGTCCTTGTTGTAATTGCGAACTTCTGCAACGTTCCATTCCTTTAGATATACAACTTTGTTATTATCGATCACTAGAACTGGATTACCTTTAACAAATTTCACATTGTTAGTTACGATGATGATTTCATCGTCGCTAATAACATGATTGAATTTGAAATATTTGTTAGAAGTGTGTTTCACTTCGCCGAAGAATTTAGTCAATTGAGATTCTTTTACGCTTTTTAAAAATTCGCCATACTTGCTCATGATAGGTACTCCTTTTAATAACTCCCTTATCTTTGTCTTTATTATACATCGTATTCGATGTATTTGCAAGTACTTTTTTTAAATTTTTTACACACAAAAAAAAAGACCTTACCAGGATATATTCCCAGTAAGGTCTTTTATACATTTACTATCAATCCATGAGTCCGCCTGCTCATGCTCAGGAGATGTATGGATCACCTCTCAATCATCGATGAATTACTACTCCAATTGTCGCACCTGCTCCCAGTATTTGAGATAGGTTGCGTTGCATTCGTAAGCGTTTGATTGTTCTCTTGTCGTTGTCGATTTGCCCTTTCAACTCTGTCAAAGAGTTCTGCATTTCGGACAAGACAATTTCTTGCTTCATTGATTGAAGTTTGGCTTGCATTAATTCGTTCTCCAATTTGTTGATTGTATTGTGAGCTTCGTTCAATTCTTGTCGCTGCTTCACGGCTATAGTCTGTGCTTCTGTCAATGGAACGCTGGATGCTTCGATTAAGCTCAACGCTTTCGCGTTGTTGCTTTTCAATTCGTTCCACTGACTCACGGGCACGCTGATAGTCGCTTCCGTTTGGCTGATAGAAGATGTATCCGAGGCAAAGGATGAGGATGAACCCAATACCACCGATAATAATATAGCGGTAAGTAGGGTTATTAAATAATATCTTGATTTTGTCATACATTATACCCCTCCTGTTGCATAATCAGTAATGCCCCTTGCGATAGCACGCACAATAGTATCAAGGTCATTATTAAGTAGTGCTAGGTCTTCATCATTATCAATGAATGCCATTTCAACTAATACGGCTGTTGCATCTGTGCCGTTTAATACCCATAAATCTTGCCGTTCTTTCACGCCACGATCAACCGTATTAATACTACGGATGATTTGTGATTGGATGGCATTCGCTAAGCGTTGCCCGTTAAAGGACTTAAACAATGTTTCAGTACCACGTGCCTGCGTATTGAATGCGTTACAGTGGAGTGATACAAATATATCTGCACCCCATTCATTGGACTCAGCACATACAAGGCCTAAGTCATCATTTTGTAAAGTTCTAACTTCACATCCTGCCGTTTGTAAATAATAAGCCAATAACTTACCCGCATCACGAGCAACGTCGCATTCACGACGTCCCGTATTAGGATTTACTGCTCCAGAGTCCAGGTCAATATCATGACCTGGATTTATAAATATTTTCGTCATTACTACTACCTCCTTCTAATTTATCAGGAACACCATTATTGTTCCTGTCCAACCAAAGTCCTAGGAAGCCTACTACGGCTGTCAATACACTAGGAATAAATATGTGGTCAATAATATTGAGCCCAACATCAATCAGCTTATTAGTTTCACTTGATACATAGCCCCTAGCAAATGCCATAACATACTCTGTTATGACTAACCAAATAGGAATTAGCATAACAAGTACTAGAATCCGTGTCGCTAGTACTCCAGTAGGTCTAATGTTAGCAACACGAACAGCACTATATGCGGATTTTAGTCGGTTCATGATTTGATATTTCATTATCAGTCACCTCCTATATCGTCCGTGTTAAGCGTGATACTTCTTCCTATGGGCATATTATTTAGAACTTGGATATGCATCAGTTCAGTACTCAGACTCTGAACTGTGGTTTCGAGGTTATTGAGCCTGTGAAACTTCGCAGCATCTCGTTCTTCCAACTTGACCAACTGCTTTAGTATTTCCTGATTACTTTTTGTTAATTCAGCGATACTGTTGATAGCATCAGATAACTTATCGTCATAATCTTTACGTTGTTTATCCATTCGTCGAGCCAAATGGTCATCTAATTCTTGCTTAACCGCAACTAGCGAGGTATGCTCCAAGAACCACACCATCGCACGAAACGAGCCCCGAAGGGCGGCCCAGATAACCCCTAATAGGGTTACCCAGAAGCCAATGTCCGCGAAATACGGTGGAATTCCGAAGTCCATTAGCAATAATCTAATTTCGTCCATTTAGGCCTCCGCTTTCTCCCATTTTTCACCGTAAAGGTTCCATTTCTTGGTGTGATCTGGATTGTAGACCTCTAATGAAATTTTCTGCATCATGACTTCTCGTGGTGGGCGAGATTCCTCGCTAACAGTCATTTTATTAACTCTAATGAGGTCATAAGATTTTAAATCAAGGTTATCATCTGCCCATACAAATGCGGGGATATTGATTACGGCAAGAGAACTGTTAGCGAAAGCATCCCTGTCAATATCAGTGGCCTTTGGCAAATTGATAATATTGTGCTCGGTTCCGACGAATGCTAATGCACCAACTTTAACAACGTTCGGACAGGTGAGTTCACCTTCCAAATCGCTACGCCCATAAAATTGCTTAGGCAAAATTTCTGTAGCTGTCTCGGGATTGAATTCAACAAGACCTTTGATTTTAACAGTATCAACGACGTGCTCAATTAAGTTAAGATATTCAACATAAATATCATCTGCGCCATAAGGCTGAATTTTAATAGTTGCACTCCCAGATTGGATTTCAACAGCTTCTTCCTCACCGCGCACTCGAACTTTAAAGCCATCTTGTCCAGATACTCGAACTTCCGTATCCCCTTTTCTTGGCTCGTTAAAAGTAAGTGGTGCATAAGGTTGCTCAGCCAATGCATGGACAATAGCAGATAATATCGCTTCAAGGGTACCACTATTAATAAGGATATTCTTACCTTGAAGTGCTGAAACAACGCCTGATAAGTTAGGCATCTTCACTTTTAAGGATTCCAACCACTCCGCCTCGGTTCCTACGAATCCATGTGCTAAAGCAATTTCATAAGCACTTTTCCCGTTATTGCCTACCATGGTTGCTTTTACTTCCGCCTCTACTTTAATCGGACCTTCAAATCTTACTGGTAACGCTTCGTTTTGCATAATACATTCCTCCTCTAATCATGCATGGCCACATCCTGAATTATGTTGACTACCCCCATGCCCAGCTTGTAATATCGGCTAGGCTCCGATTCCTTATATGCAAAAGCATCATACACATGCTCACCAAAGGACTTGATTTCTAGGGTATCCTTTCCGGAAATATTGAATGTCGCAATCTTCCCAGATGCTACCCCTTGCACTTTAATAACAAGCGGACCACTTGCTCGCTTTCGTATGGCGAATACCGACTTGAATCCAGTCAAATCCACATTGTCATCTTGGACTGCGTAAACTATCCCGAAATCCTCGCCAATATTGAGGTCTATATCCTTTACATTCATTACTTATCATCTCCCTTAATTGAATGGAATCATACCTTGTTTGTCGTACCCGGTCACATCGACTACCAAATACTGAGATATAGTCTTACCCGAGCAACCTACAGGATACGTGGTAACTGTATTCCAATCAATGAACTGATACGATTTCAGCGATACGGTACTCTCATCGTAAAATCTGAACGTTTGCCACACTCGCCCCGTGTGTGACTTTTTATCTCCGTTATTGATATTGGGCCCCCAAACGGATACATCGATTACAGACATGGGTATAATCGCAACCTTGACGCCATATGGCTTTGGATCACGGGCCATGTCTGTAAAAGTATCTGGAACGTAGTTTGATAACTGGTTATACCAATCATGCGCATAGTGATCGATTATGCGTAGGTATCTGATGCGGCTATCATATATCACGTCATTCTTGAAATTGTTATCCTCCCAGCTTGCTTTGAAAAATTTGTGCTTTCCTAAAACTTGCAGGGCTATATTAGGTTTGCTACCTCCTACCTTATCAACGAATCTGATACGAGGTGCATTCGCATTGGTCGCAACGTCCTCGAAGTAACCAAAACAATAGAATTTAATACCAGCTTTCACTTCATCAACCATTGCTTGTGTTACCTTTTCGCCTGGTTTAATTACATCCACTACTAGTACCATTAACTGCTCACGACGTTTATGAACCCACTGAGCCGCGAATTCATATCCTTGCGGAACCGATACTGCGATAAGAGGTGCATCGCCATGATATATGCGATTAGTAATATAAAAGACCTGGATTACATTAGCTTCCCCTGCAATATATCCGTATTGGAATTTACTCGTAGGCACCAGCATAGGTGCGTACGCTACAGGCTTGAGCGGGATTTGAACCGTTGGCGTTATCCCCCTCATTGCCCCGGTGTAGAGAACTGCCTCTTTTTGTTTAGGAAAACTAAGATATACTAGATTGTCATAGGTATCGTTAATAATCGTGACGCCTTCTTTATTCTGGATATTAATAAATTCCATACGCCAGCCACCCTTCGTACGTAAGATCCTTAAATTGACGATTGATATTATATTCATCCTGGGACACTGCAAAATAATATGTTATGACATTGCCCCTAACCTCTGCCACTAAGTACTGCCCCATGGCTGCGGCCCAGACATGCTGCCCAGGCTGCAATCCATTCACGGTAATTTGTTTACGTCGATTAGGGATGTCATATACATACATCCGCCCCTCGATACGTGTAAGCCTTTCCCTGAGATTTAGTATGATATTGCCGTTAGCATCATAAGCTAATACATGCGGTTCCATAATACCTCCTACCAGCACCCAAGTTTAATCCGAGGGTTATTGTCATCATCAAAACCTGTAATAAGATTATCCTGAATCTCAACACGAGCGCCGGTCTCTTTCGATCGAAGTAACCCGATTGTACCGGACACCGCCGATAAACTATCAACATGTAATTTGTCGGCAGTAACTGCGTTAGCCTGAATCATCTTATTAACAATGACGTTATCATCGAACTTAGTCGCTCCAGTGATGTGAATCAATTTCCCCGCAATGTATACACCGGACTGACTGAGGTTAATGCGAGACACCAATTCACCACCATCAATCTCGCCAATACTTTTTTTAACTTGTAAATCGATGCTACCAGCTAACTCAGTAATGCGAGATTCCGTATGTGACGCCAAATTCGTAATTCTTCTAGTGGTCTCTTCAGAATTCGTATTGAATTTCTTATCAAGTTCCTTAATTCGTTCATCAACTTTATTCAACCCGAGAGACTCAAGGTCTAGCAAGCTCGCATCAATTTGTGTCTTAATCACGACTTGCTTCTCGTTAACGAATCCATCTCCGAACACATCAACAAACGAGCAACGTATCCGGTATATTCCGGCTGAGTTCGAATATGTCAGCATGGTGCTAGTAGTTTCAAAATCATCGGTGCGTTCATCTCCGATCACGTGGCATCTGATTGCATATGCTTGTGCGGGCTTAGTTGAGAAGTAAAGATTGAATCCCCCTAACTGGCTTTTTACTACAAGCTCAGGCGCGGCCAACTGCGGAACGTTATACTCGTATGTTGCTGCAGTCGAGTATTTGCCCAACGTGCTACGAGCATAAAGATAAACAGTATCTGCTCGTTTAGTTAAAGTGAGTACAGCAGAGGTACCTTTAACTCTTGCCAATAAAGCATTCGTATCTTTACCAGGATTATTATCAGTACGTAATTCGTAATAGTCGACGTCAGCATTCAGCACCTCATCCCATGATGCGGTGGCATTTCTACCGAAAGTAATACCGAAGTTGCTAGGCATATCGGGTATCGCATCCATCGGTTTGACTATCACGTCAACCATTTGAGCTGTTTCTGCCCGGTTACCAAATCGGTCAACCGAAATCGCTTTGATTCTATACTCCTCACCTGGACCTAATGATTTGATAATAACCTGACTATTACTACTGCCAGCGTACTGCCATTCTTGCCCTGGCACAGGCTTTCCGCTCTTCGACTTTAAGAGATACCAAATCTCCGCCACATCGAAATTGGCAGGATTACTAGGCGGATCAAATAGCACTTGTAAGTCGTAGTAAACACTTTTATCGGCCGTTTGATTGTACCGACTTAGGACACGTAAATTCTGAACATCCTCTGGCGTCTGCATCTTAGGTATGGCTATAGATTTTGTCACGCCAGTAGTCAGCTGGCCTAACTCATTAATTGCCTGCACGCGTACTTCATAGTTCGCGCCTAGCAGCACATCGGATATTATGGTAGTATTTGTGGATGCTGGGTAGTTTCCAATATATGTCCACGTATCGCTTTTTACGTTTCGATAATTCACAACTACGTTTGAGACTTTTCCATCACGAGGTAACTGCCACGTTACACCTATGCGTGAATACATGATGCCATTAGCACCATAGACATCGCTCACTAACCCTACTGCTTGAATATCAGATGCACCGTGATTTGTATAATCAATGCTTGGTACCGTGCCATCATCTGATACATAGAGTTCTGGATAATATTCCATGCATTGGATCTTACGAGTCATTTCTGATAATGTTTTCGTAATGGCTAACACACGAAATGGCTTAGCCGATTTAGAAACCTCTCCGAATGCATATACCGCATCAGGCTGCACCGGTATGGATTCTTTAACGATCACATTGAGACCTGATACATTTACTACATTAAACGTAGAGACAATATCCGTAGAATTGCTACGAATTAGCAACTGATAATTCTTCCCTGGTTGTACCGACACTTCCTTATCGAGTGTAATCGTCTGGCCGCTTACCGCAACCACACGACCGCCCTCGCCCCATTCGGGTATGTCGTGCTGAATTAGAATGATATCTCCTACCGTACATGCTATGGCATCCGTAAACGCCTCTATTGTCACAGTACGTATTTCATATTTATTGCATCGCAAGAAATGCTTACCGTGTT